GCTATTGGCACATCAGCAGGTACTATTATAAAATTGCATTCTATTTCATCAGTTCCCTTTTCATAACCGCCTTTTTCTTGCCCCCCAGTAGTACCATCATTTAGTTTTAACCCGCTATACATTCTGTTTTGTGGAGTTCTAATTAAAGGACAACCATCTATTGCTGGTACTTGCGTTTCTATACCATTAGCTTTAAAGCTTACACTAGATAATTTATCTAAAGCTTTTTCCTCTATTGCTAGCATAGCATCGTAAGTAAGATGAATCATTAATTGTTGGTTATATCCATTATTTCTTACCACTTTTATGCCTTTTTTAATTTCACTTAGTATAGTATCTTTAGTTATTGTGTAAGAGTATTTAGCATTACTATCGCTAGTAGGGTCTACATTCATAGCAACGTCCGCTAATTTAGCAAGTCTATAAGCGTCCACCTCAGGTACAACATGTGTTCTTTGGAATTCTCCCATAACAGTTCCTGCTGTTGCCACAAAATTAGTTTCATCAACGTCCATTGCATCTAAAGAGAATTTTCTTCCTCTATCTTGCTCCATTTCGTAAGTTTTGTACACTAAAGTAATATCGCCACCAGCATATCCGCCAGCAGAACCTCTTTTATAATCTCCTAGCCCTTGTGTAGATATAGTAGGTATTTTAACCTCTGCTCCACCATTATATTTAACCTTACCTGCGTTTGCATCCATCCAACCAGTTAACATCTCCTCTGTTGCAACTTGGTCTAATGCTTTTTCTAAATTTTGTGCATATTCTAAAGTATTTGCCATTTTTAAATCCTCCTAAATTTATATTGTTCCTTTTACTGCTGCTAATGCTTGCGCTGCTAAATCTCCACCACTTGTGCTGCTTCCCTTTGGTTTATAAGTATAAGTAGATGTTGTAGCAGGTTCTGTAACCTCTTCTTTAAACACTCCTGCATTAGCATTTTTAAATTCATTAATAAACTCATCTGCTCCCAAGAATTTACCTTCCTCAAATTTAAGTTCTTTCTTTTTAAATTCTTCAATAAAGGCTTTCTTTGCAAAATCAGACGTAAATTCATGTTTCCCTAGATACTTTTCTAAGGAAAAATCGTAATCTTTTTGTGCAATTTGGCTCTTTAGCTTTTCTGTATCTTCTTTATATTTAGCTTTCCAGTCATCAACGCTCTTTTTAATGCCTTCGATATCTAAATCTTTAAAGCCCTGTATTTGTGTATTAGCTTCTTTAAGCTGTGTTTTAAGCTCTTCTAATTCCGTTATTGTTTTTGTTGCTTCTTGCTTAGCTTTTTCTAATTCAACCTTATGCTTTTCAATGTCCTTGCCATTTTCCGCCATAATGCTATTAACTTGCTCTTCATTAAGCCCTAATTCTTTTAAAAATTCTCTTTTCATTTCTGACCCTCCATAATTTACATTTTTTACGAGTTTACTTCTCGAATTATTAAGCGTTCAAGCTATTTCTTTTACGTCTAAAGCTTAAAAAAAGACAAAATAAAAAGACTAACCAAAGTCGATTAATCTTTACTAACATACTTCTTATACCAATCTTTATACTTCATATTTGCAGGCACTTCATAGGTTTTCCCATCTTTGCCCCTAGCTGTTCTAGTACCTTCCTCTTCTATATCATCTAAATATGGAAGAGGTACTGTTCTGCAATTAGGGTGCAATGGAGGATAATTAACTCCTACTAAAGCTTCTTTAATTAAAAAAACCTTCCCATCTAAAGTTTGGCACGTTTTACTTGTTCTATTATCCAAAGTCGCTAATAGCTGGTATTTGTCTGCTCCTATGCTTTCAAACGACTTTTTCTTAGCCTGTGCAGTAACATAGGAATGCTCTGTATCTACTATCCTAATAGCATTTTTATAACTAGTGTTCATCTTTTCAGCTACATTTTTAGCTACTTCTCTATTGCCCTTTCCCTGTATGGTCATTTGTGTTATTTCTTGCTTAATAACGTCTTTTAGCTTTTCTCTGTTACTCCAAATCCTGTCGGAATAATCTCTGCCACTCCAAGGATATTTTAAAATATCATTTATTTCTTTTTTGTTTATTAAAGCAAAACTACTCCCTATACCTTTAAATTTCTGCATATCAAAGATATTTTTATAATAACTTTCCCTAGCTGTATTTTCTAACATAGTTGTTAATTTAGCTGTTTGGGTGGCTGTTACTGTGTTAATTTCCTTATTTATCTGGTATAACATTTCCTCCAGCCTAGTTATTCTGCTTTTCATCGCCAAGGTATTTAATTCTAGCAATAATCTTTCATCTCCAGTAGACTCTATAAGCTTTATATACTCCTGTAAGTCCATTCTCCACTCTATAAATTCGGAAGAGGATAAAAGCTTGTTAGCTTCATGGTAACTTAGTTTATTATCTTTAGCATATCTTAAAAATAGTAATGATATCTTTTCTTCTATGCTTTTACTAGCTTTCCTGTATGCTCTTTTCAATTCTTTATCTAATTGTTCAACATCTTTGAGTGATTCACGCAGTTTACTTTCTTCTCTTTCTTTCCAGTAAGTAGCACTATCTTTACTCATTAGTTCCACCTATTGCATTAAAATTATAGTCAATTATATTTCCCTTTTCCTCTTCTTCCAAAAGGTCTAAAGCCAACTGCACATCAGCAACCCAAGGGTGGTTAGCCAGTATTATTTTTTTAGGAATAATCCCCATGCTTGCCTGTGCTATTTGGGAGTTTTCTAAATCGTTGCTTATCATATTCCTAGTCCAAGTTTGATTTATCTTTTTGTAATTCTCCACCTTTAGAAATTTTAATACAGCCCTTATTAAAGTAGCAAGTCCACTTCTAAACTCTGTTTCTAAAAGTCCTGCTTTTAATTCTAGCTTTCTGTAAAAGAATTTAAGAGCTACTCCACTAGAATTACCTACACTTTCCATATCTTGTTGTAAACCTTGCCCCGCTTCATAAATTTGTTTTCTTAAAATATCTAATATAATCTTTCTAGCTTCCGTCGGAATATCTATTTGTAAGGTTTTAACCCCACCTTCACCATCACTTTTAATGGCTTTGTATCTTTTTAAATCGGATAGAAATTCTCCCAAATCAGTACCACCGTAACCCTCTAAGATATATATAATTTGCTGTATATCTTCCATATCATTTGCATAGCCCGACATAACTTTATCTATTAAATCAATTTGGTATTTATACTTTTTTAAATCGCTTTTCTTAGATTTATTATTAAGAAATTCGATAAATGGCACTTCTCCTAAAGTGTGGTTAATTTCTTCGCACCCCACAAGCTCTCCTATAAAATCATATCTAAATTTCCAACGTTTTAATGTATCTTTAGTCCAATATTCTATATAACAAAAAAGCTGGTCATCTAATAACCCTTCAACATCTTCGTAAACCTTGTAGTATCTTATTAATTCTTCTAAGTTTTTCTCCAACCCATTGCTATACCTCGGGATTACTTCCTCTGTGTTTACCAATTCATATTTAAAAGTTTTTTCTCCTTCTATCCAGTAATGTAGCCAACCTCTTCCTGTGTTACTAGCTTCTATACAAAGGTTTTTGCACTTTTTAGGGAAATCCTCTCCTAAAACTGCAGCTACAACTTCATTTAAATCTCGGTTATTATCTATATCAAATAAAATAGGATAGGTAAAAAGATAAGCAGCTTTTTCATCGACTAATATTTGGTGGTAATTATGTGCTATTTTATTATTTGCACTCCTAAGGGGGTCTTTATTACCATTTTTAGGTCTTACACCATTTCGCATTATGTCGTTTTCAACTTCATAGTATCTTTTATTATTTAGGATTTCATTTTGCTCTTTTGTATTGTTTGTTATTAGTTGTCTTATTTTATTTAAATCCATCATTACCGTTTCTATACCCTCCTTTCTATTTTAATATAGATAAGCCCTTTGGCTTTCTTATTCTTTCTAAGCTATATCTAAGTGCGTCTAACAAATGGTTGTAATCATCTATTGGTTTATTTATGGTTCTTTCGTCTTTTTTATCCCAAATGTAATTACTAAGTTCTATTATTGTATTCTCGCATTTAGGATTAACAACTATTTTAAAATTCTGTATAAATTGTATTCCATTTAAAATACTATCCTTACCTTTTGCTGCTGCCTGTATTCTTCTAACACCCAAACTCCTAAGCTCGTCAATCGACTTAGGTTCGGCGCTGTCTGCTGTTATTATTTCCTTAGAATATCCTTTGTACTTAATCATATCAGCTATCATTTTGTTACTCATTCCTTTTTGGTAATGTTCATCATATATATATATAATTTCATTTTCCTTATCAATTATAGAAGCTATAAATGCACTTGGATCATTTATATACCCAAAATCTAACCCAAAAACAGCTTGATAGCCATTGCCTTTTAAATCTTCTATATTAAATTCACTCTCTATCCAATTTTGATAAACAAGCCCATCTGATACTCCCCATTGCCCTTCGCCTTCTATCAGGTATCTTTTAGGATTATTAACTTTCATTTTTTCAAAAAGCTTAATATCTTCCTCACTTAGCCACTCATTACATTTATAAGTTGTAGTTAAAGCTAAGATATCCTCGTCCTGCACATCAAAGAACCTTTTTTTTATCCAATGTTTAGCGCTCCAAGGGTTTAGAGTAAGAGTTATTTGCTTATAATATCCCTTTGGAATTTCTCCTCTTATAGACATATCAACTTTATTAAAATCATCTTCCGTTTTAACTTGAAAAGCTTCCTCACAATATGTTGCGATTATACCGTTTCCGCATAACCTCTTACAGTTTCCTGTAAGTTCAGACTATATCATGCCTATTATTCAATTTAATAGACCCACCCGCTTCGACTACACTTGTAGCCTACTCTACTCCATTAAAAAAAGCACCTTAAAAAGTGCCCTAATCTGTTTCGATAGTCGTTGAACGTTTTATTGATAAGTTTTATTATTTACTATATTTAAAATTGTCCTATGTGATACATTGTATTTTAAAGCTAATTTAACAGAACCGAATTTTCTTGACCCCTTCTTATATAGAGTTTTTATCTCTTTTACTTGAGCGTTCGTTAGTTTTGCTTGAATATTGTTTTCACCTTTATCAATTTTCTTCAACCCCAAAGAATAAGCGTGATTCAATTGCTCAGTCCTGGTACTCCATTCTAAATTTTCTACATTATTATTATGTTTATTGCCATCTATATGGTTCACTGTATCTTTGTTTAATGGGTTGGGTATAAATGCAATAGCAACCAATCTATGAATCCTAGTTGTAATATCTTTACCATTCCCTATTAACCTTACCTTTAAATAACCATCTTTTGTTTGGCTCAACTTTCTAATAGTTTCACCTTTGTAAGTTGTGCCGCATTTTTTAGGCAAGCTTTTAACTTTCCCTGTATTGCTAATTTGATAAAGCCCTTCAAACCCTTTAATATCTTTCCATAGTTCCATTTGATACACCCCTCAATATCATGTGATACTTATAGTATATCATATAAAATAATAAAATTCAATAACTTCGCTGCTGATTAGCATATCTTTCAGACTTAGCCTTCCAGCAATTCAAGTGGTTTTACATGGTCTAATTAAACTAAACCATACGTAACACAAATACCCCTTTTCAACAGTTATAGATGTTATACTCATGCTGTCATCTAGTCCCCTAAATAAAATTTTAGTTCCACTAGGTAAATAAGTAGCTTCTAAAGGGGATTTGCTAAAATGCCATAAATGGCTTACTTCTAAGTTGTGTGTAGCCCATTTTAATTGGGCATAAGTACTATCCTTATGTGTATTAAAAACTTGCCTAATAACTAAAGTATTAGCAAGTGGATATTTCATCATGTTATAGATTATCGATTGTGCAGTAGTAGTTGATTTTTTGCTACCACGCCCACCTTTTACAATCCTATATCTTCCTTTAAAATTCCAAAAGGTTTTATACCCCTTCCCAATTTTATCGGGAATATTAATCTTCAAGGTCGCCCTCTCCTGTAAATATAACTTGTTTTACATTGGTTTCAACCTTATCTGTAAATAGGGCGTATCTTTTCCCTAATAATTCAATGGCTTTTAAAATATCTTTAGTGCTAGGTTTTTTCTTAACTATTTCAACTTCGCTCATGCCATTGCCAATCAATTTGTTTACTACAACCTCTTCCTCTTCTTCTTGTCTTATAATTCTTGTAAGACCTTCCAAAAGTTCTTGTATATCTGCAACTCTTTCATTTTCAGCTTCTTTTAATCTTTTCTTTAAATACTCCTGCACTTCCTCTTTTTTAAGCAACTTACACCCGTTTACCATGCAAGTTGATTGCTTAGCTAGTGGAAATGCTTTAGCATAACTTATGGAAGCATTAAAGGTTTGTAAGTACGTATCACAAAAAATTTTATATTGTTCCGTCATATTCTGCCTCCTAAAAAAAATAAAGACGCAAATCAATTGCGCCTTTTTCTATGCTATTATAATAACATATATCTTTACGGAAAACTTAC